ACCTTCAAACTCTCCACCTGTTCCGTTAGTTCCTTGCCATATTACCGTTTCTCTTGATGCTGCAACGTTTGCTGCTGCTAATCCAGCTAAATAAGATTCAAAAGAACCTGTAAATCTACCTGATTTGTACATAGACTGCCAAACTGGTCTATAAGTCTTTTTACATAATTTCATGTTTACCTCAAACTTTTCAGTTGTAAGAACACGATCCGCTACTGTTAAAGTACCACCTGGAGTAAAGTCACAAGTTGCATCTTGTACAATTCCTGATAAATTTACATTTGGTACATTCCATTTGTAAGGTACATTTTCGATAACTTCCACACCACCATTTGTGATTGTAGTTGGTGCTAATAACGCTGCTGAGATAAATCTACCTGCATCTGCACCTGCATAGTTACTAGAGATTGTTTCAGTAGTAGCTAATTGAATTTTTTTGTTTTCCATTTTAATTTTTGATTTATCCGTTTATAGCGTTCATAACTCTTTCATGAATAGTTCTACCTACCATTACTCTAGGCTTAACTTCATCATGTTGGTTAAGTTTAACACTCTCAACTTCTGGTTGTTTGTTTAATTCGATTTTAAGAGTTTCGTTCTCTTTTGTTAATTCATCTATTTTAGTAGATAATTCTAATTTAACAGCCTCTAGTCTTTCATCTGCTTGTGCTGAAAATTCAGTTTTAACAGTTTCAATAACTTCAGCCATAAATGCTTCTTTGTCAAATTCTTCTACTACTTCAGTAACCGCTTCTGGTTGAACTTCTATGTTCTCAACTTCTGGAGTTTCTTCTTTAGCAGAAAAAAGAGCCTTAACACCATCTAGTACTTCTTGTACTATTGATTTTTTTACTTCTTCATTCATGTTGTTTATATTTGTTTTTAATTGTACTTGTTCCAATCCTAATAAAGCATCTATAGAAAAACCTTTAATTTCTCCATTCTTTACTTTACCCCACATATCTTCGTTTTCAACTTTCATCATCGTTACCCATGTGCCTTTAGGATATGTTTTACCATAATTAGCACTTTTATCTGTTTCTGGGTTTTCAACTGTCCACGCCTCAACAACACTCATACCCTCTAATTTAAGTTCGTGTTCTAAACTAGAATTATTGTTGTTTTGGTTTCTCATAAATGAATGAGCAAGTTTTTCAATTGTTTCTGCTGTGAAAAACATTTCAAACTCATTACCATCTATATTTCTATAAATTCTTTTGTTGGGAATAAGAGCAGCACCAAGTAATAAACGCTTTTCTTCGTTTACTTGTGCTAATTCTATTTTTTGTGGGTGTTCAGCAAGTGCTATCCACATGTCTTCCATTGCTGGATTTTCTACTACTGAAAGTGCATAAACTCCTTCGTTTTCACCTTCTTTGTAAATTGCCTCATATACTTTCATACATTATAATAACAACTTTTTATTATAGTGTTCAACTTTTTAATAGATAAAATCTATTTTGTTAATTGAATAATGTGTTGTACATTGCACTTGGATTTAGTTGGAATAAATAATTGATTAATAGAATTATGTTAGGGTGTTAAAGGGTCATAATTAGTTTTATGGCTCTTTTTCTTTTTATTAAAAAAATAAGTAACAAAATGACAAGATTTGAAAAGATATTAATAGATAATGGTTATATAAAATACATACTAAATTGTAAAACCATGAAATATGAAATAACAAATAAACACAGAATATCTACTATGGTAAATTTAGATCATAGATACATACATAAAACAGATGAAGTTATACTAAAAAAGATAGAACAAGATAAAAGTGTTATGGATGATGATTTTACTTGGGAAGACAGAAAAGGTGTTATTTGTTTTGGTTTGCATGAGGCAGGTAAGCCACCTACGCTTATAAGTCCTAGACCAAAAATAATTGTAAAAAGACAACATTATTTTAATGATGAAAAAATAATTTCGCTAGAAGATGAAAGATTAGATGATTCTATGAATTTATGTTTAAGTATAGAAGAACCAATACAAATATTTAAAGCATTGTTTGATTCTTCTATTTGTTTTAATTATGATTTTACATAAATAGTTTATATACTACTTGTTTCTACTACGTTTCTTTCAAATTCTTGTTGGCTAGTAACGTCACCACCTACGACAAACGCTTGTATTGGTTGCTGTTCTTGGTTTAATGTTTGTGCTAATTGATTTACGCCACTTGTACCAACTACATTAAATGATGGTGCTGCTGTTGCTCCTGCTCCACCACCTCCAGCAAATGAACCAGAACCACCTCCTTTATCATAAGGTACTTTTACTTTTAATATGTTTTTAACCGCTGCAAATCCTGCCAATCCTGTTGCTACTGCTTGTGCTATTGCATAACCTGGTATTGCTGCTCCTGGACTTCCTGCTGCTGCTCTTAATTGTGCCGCTATTGCCGCATAAGTATCTATTAATGCACTTGCTACTGCTAATGCTTTTCCTGCTCCTGTTTGTCTTCCTACTAATTCACTTACTGCATCTAAAGAACCACTAAAACCATCTAATAACATTTGTTTTGCTGCAAATTCTTCTTCTGTTAATTTTACCCTTGCATCTGCATTCGCTTTTTCGTCTTCTGTTTTTCTGTTTTGTATTTCAGCGCTTTTTATTAAACCTTGAACCTCTAAATCTATTTGTTCATTTTGTGCTATTGCAAATTCTTCTGTGCCTTCTCTTAATGCCTCTAATCTTAAAGCGTCTTTTTCTTTTTGTTCGTTGTATGGATCAGCAATACCACCACTTTCTAAAGATGGTCTATATTGTTCATCTATTGCTAGTAAGTCTTGTCTGTATTCTAATTCAACTGCTGTTAGGTCTGTTATTCCTGCTTTCTTTAATTCTAGTAAATCATTCTGGAAACGTTCATCACGTTCTCTTATTTCACGTTGTCTTTCGCCTAATAGAGATAGTTCTGCTTCACGTAATATATCAGCACTTCTATTTTTTTCTTCTTTAGGTATTTTCTCTTTTTTCTCTTTGGCCTCTTTTTCTGGCGTTAATACTTGCTTGTCAATTTTAAGAAGTAAATTATATTGTTTTTCTAACTCCTCGTTTTTATCTGCTAATATTTGCCTTTCTTCTTCATCTATTTTTCCTGATGATTTTGGTATTCCGAATATTTGTTGCCACCATTTAAGTTCCTTTGCTTTTGCTTCTTCTGTTGCAATGGTTAATTTCAAATTCTCTATTGTAGCAAGAATGTTTTTTCTCTTTTCTTCTAAAAGTAATTTTTCTTGTTTTACTAAATCTTCTGTGCTTTCACCTTGAAGTTTTAGTATGTCTTTTTGTAGAGATAATCTTTCAAGCTGAATATCTAATAAATCATTATTATCTTTTAATAAACTTTTTTGATGTTCTAAGTCTTTATTTATAAATCCTAACGCCTCGCCAATAGCATCCCAATTAGAAACAATAAACCCTAAAGCAACTACAAATGCACCTATTCCTGTTGCAATAAGAGCAGAACGCATTGCAGCACCACCAACTTTCACTGCTTTAGTTAATTTAACAGCTTCTTTAACACCGCCTTCAAGTCCATCATTTAGATTTCTAACAGATTCTTCTGCTTTACCAAAACCTTTTTCAATGTCGCTTCCTGATTCCTTTACCTTACCACCAACCTTTTTAGCTTTCTTTTCTACATCATCAATAGCACGACCTAACTTCTTTATTTCTTCTGCACCTAGTTGAACCTCGCCATCTATGACCTTAATTCTAATAGTTGTTTCTACCATGCTTTCTTTCTTTTATATTGATTCCAACTACCTTTCCATGTGGTTTGTAGTTTATTAACGCCCTTAGCTATATCAATTTCTTTTGATACACCTCTTAATTTTCCTATCTCTAATGTCTTTATTATTAAATCAAACATACTATGTTATTATTGCTAAATATCCTGCAAATTCAGCTACTGCTTCTGTATTTGGTGTGTCTGATGTTGCTATCATTCTTATATCGTGATTTGGTGGAACTATTATAGGTGGATCTAATGGAATTTCAGTATAACCTATTGAACTAAATGATCTTTGTGTTCTCCATACCTTTCCGATTTTTCTAGTTTGAAAACTAAAAACTACGTTAGCAGAAATAGTACCAACTAAACCACCACTAAGTTGCGTTATAATATAATAATCTTGACTTGATAATGCAGTAACACATTTTCTGGATTGGTTTTCTCCTGCTGTGCCAAATACTGTTAAATGAGTACTTGTACCATTATCTTCTACTGTAATATCACCTACAAAATCAGTTCCACTATCATTATAAAGTCTATTAACTCTAGCTAAAGGTGTTGTTAATGGAACGTTAGTTGTTCCATTTAATGTTGCTGTTTGAATTACAAAAGTTAAATCAGTTCCTGATATTGTGTGACCTTCTATAACAATATCTTGTGTATCACCTCCAGAAGTACTAACTACTATATCAATATCATTTGCTGTTTTATAAGTTTCATTATCTCCTGTGTTCCATATAGTTTCAGAAACACCTGTGTCTAAATCTTTATTACCTCCAAATTTCAAAAGTCTTTTACCCTTTTGCCAAACACTTACATTATCTTCGTAAGTTTTAAAAATTTCGTTTTCTGCTGCTGATATATTATAAGATGGAACTACTGATTGAAAAGGTTCTGAACTGTTACCTGTTTCTCTTGTTTCATAATATCTATCTGTGCCATCGGCATCTTTTACTTTTATGCTCATTTTATTAAGATTTTGTTATTAAAATTGTATTTATTAATCCACTATTAGCAGGATCAGCAAAATTTAATGCTCCCTGTGGTATTGCGTTTTGTGTTATTGTAAATTTAGGATCGTTTACACCATCCGTTGCTTTTATTTGTGCTGTTCTTAATGCTCCTGTCGTGTTCGTTGCTAAATCAAATGTTATTGTATTTATAACACCTGTAACACTTCCTGTTATTGTTACCCATGATGTTCCATAACCAGTATCTACTAATGATAAAACTGCTGTTGCTAATCCTATATATCTTGAATCACTACTTACTGCATCACCTGTTAATGTTCTATTTGTTGGTGTCCACAAACTACTGTTTAATGAATCTGATGCTAATGGTGAGCTATAAATATCATTGATTAACTCTAACTTATCTTTTCTATTTACTATATTACTCTTTACTGTGTTTATTAAATAACGTTTGTCGTTTATTACTAGCCTATCATTTAACTTTAGTTTGTTTAATAACCAATTTGGTAGTATTGCTTCATAGTCATAAATTCTTCTTTTAATACTGAAAATATCACCTATGTAATCACTAAAACCCCAATTATAAATCGTATCTGTAAATACTTGACTTGTGAACTCGTTTATTTCTGCATTAAAATTGATATTAAAACTATCTGTGTCATACTCTATACTATGAGAAGGCATTAATACATTGCCACTTAATTCTTCATAAGTAGCACCTTTAAAACCTAATGTGTTTCCTGATACTGAAACACTAGGTAAATACATTAAAAAAGGTTCTCCAACAAAAGGACTAGAACTATCATTTAACATTAGGCCATACAATAATTCTATTTGGCTATTATCAATAGTATCGTTTAACCTTTCAAATATTGGTTGCTCAAATATTACTTCTATATCTAGTTTGTCACCGCTTAGCAGCTCACCATCTGCATCATATAATTTTTGTTCTAAGTTGCCATAATAAACACCGTTTTCTTGTGCATAAAAATCTGCTAATATTTGTTTACTATCTTTAAACTTAAAATTGATTTGGTTTAAAATCTTGCCTCTACTAACTGTTACTTGTTTAGTGTCTATATATTTTGTAACATCGTATATTTGACCTTCAGCATACCAACTTTGTAAATCTTGTACGTATAGATCATCACCATCAGGAACTACAACCAGGTTGAACATTCTAAAAATAGACGTTAAAAAATCATATACTTTTATATCCTTAAACGATGTTGTTATAATTGTATCTAAGTCTATTGATTGGCTTGTATAACTATTACTAAAAACAGTTGTTGATACATTACCTAAAGCACCATGTTTGTAAGTTAGTTTTGTTGTTGCTCCAAAATCAAAATCTGTTTCTGTTATTATTTCTGCCTTGACAGTATAATCTTCTGTAAAGTTTAAATTATTTCCTAGTTTTGTATTTGCACCTGTTAGCCAGTTAGAACTTTCATATACAACCGTACCATTTATAGTTAATCTTATTTTGTAATCTACACTTTCAAATCCTGATGCTGGTGTTACTGTTGTTTCATAAACATATCTTTCAGAACCTCCTAAAGATGGTTGTGTTCCTGCTAAGTCTTCATAAACTTTTAAACCATTAGATAAATCATCCTTAGTATTGTTTACATTCATGTACAATTCAGAAAACTTAGTTTCATCAAAGAAAGTACCACTAAATGTTAAACCATACTTTTCTGTAATAGCCTGTATAATTAACTTAACTTGTATCGCTGGTCTTAATTCGCCAAAACCTATACCATCTGTTCT